CTTAACAGCGTATTCCGCGCTGGTGCTGAGTCTGCAAAGCAGGGCAGCGAAGGCATCAAGGAGCAACAGGCTGCGCTGAAAGGCCTGCTTGAGAATATCGATCCGGTAAACAAAGCGCTGAACCGGCTGGACGAACAACAGGCCGCGCTGCGTAACTTCCAGACCAAAGGCTTTCTGGATACCGATGATTTTCAGCACTACAACAAAATCCTGGACGATACCCGGCTTAAGCTGACGGATACCGGCGAAGCAGCGGCGCGTGCCCAGGCAGAACTCGCGGCCACTCAGGCGGCAGAGAAGCAATCAGCCGCGTTGAAGAACCTGCTGGGTTCAATCGACCCGACGATCCGCGCATTCAACTCGCTGGACGAGCAGCATGCACAGCTGGTGTCACATTTCGAAGCGGGGCGCATTAACGGCACCCAGTTCGAGCATTTCAACACCATCCTCAACCAGACGCGTGAACGACTCTCTGGCGTGGCTGACGTGCTGCCTGAGGCGCTATCCCGACAGGAGGCAGCCGCACG